GATCGTTATAAGATTGTTAGCATTGATCCTACTACAATAGTAGGTGCTTCTGAACTTTGGATGTTTAACACTAAGAACCGTAAATTAGGTAGGTATGTAGCAGAAGAACATGCACGACTTACGGTTAAAGGAACAACGGTACAGTTTTTTGATGAAAAATTGAGTACTCAAAAGACACTACGTAAGCCTGAACAACAACTTAAAGAGTTTGGCAAGGCTGGCAAAATAGCATTGCGTACATTTATGAAAGATATCAAGGCAACTGAGACAAAAATGAACGGCCGACTTAATGAACACGTAGTGTTACTAAAGGTTTCTAAATAAATACTATGCGGGGGACTAACCTTCCCCTGCTGCAATAGGAACTTTTATTAATGGCTGATCTAACTACGTTACGAAAAGATATTACAGACTACATTTATTTCCGCTTAGGCGGAGATATGGTGGATGTTGAACTTGACCCTTCTCATTATACTATGTGTATTGATCAAGCATTGCGTAAGTATCGCCAGCGAGCTGGTAGCAGTGTTGAAAGTAGCTATTTGTTCCTGTCGATTATTGAAGAACAACAAGAATATGTGTTGCCAGACGAAGTGCAAGAAGTTAGACAGGTATTCCGTCGAAGTGTTGGTAGTTCAGGTACTGGTACAAACTTCGAACCATTTGAAGCAGCTTTTGTAAACACCTATCTGCTTCAAGCTGGGCGTGTTGGTGGCCAAGCAACCTATGAAATGTATTACCAGTATCAAGAGATGAGTGCTAGGATGTTCGGTGGGTTTGTTAATTTTGAGTTTAACCCAGTTACTAGAACTGTAACACTATTACGTAAATTTAATGATAGCGGTGAAAAAGTTGTATTATGGGTTTATAATACTCGCCCTGAATCAGGACTACTACAAGACAAGCAAATTCAACCATGGATTCAAGATTATAGTCTAGCACTTGCGAAGTTTACACTAGGCGAAGCACGTAGTAAGTTTGCTACTATTGCTGGGCCACAGGGTGGTACATCACTAAACGGCGACACACTTAAAGCAGAAGCTCAGGCAGAGATGGCGCAACTCGAGGAAGATCTTAAGAACTACATTGATGGTTCAGATCCACTCTCTTTTATTATTGGCTAATTACACAAAATAATGTTATAATAATACTATGATAAAATGTCCCCTGCCTTACATGCATATGTTTGTAGGGCAAAATTTTACAAAACCTTGTTGTAACTATGCAGTTGACAGCGACCTAACTCCTTCTAAATTCTGGGAAAGTGATAATCTTTTACATATTAGAGATCAATTAGAATCTAATATTTGGCCTGACGGATGTAAATTATGCAAGCAAGCTGAAGAGTCACAACAGTTAAGTTTAAGGCAACGATCTCTTAACGAATACAGTATGGTAGTAGATCCTAGCGTTGAATACTTAGATGTTAGGTTGAGCAATAAATGTAATTTTAAATGCAGGACCTGCGAGCCAATTTTTAGTAGTACTATTGCTAAAGAATCTAAAGTACACAATTTATCACAATTTTATGGATATGATCTCGATAAAAATTATATAGAACATACTCCTGCTATAACGTCGGATATTATAAACTATTTGCCAACTGTTAAAAAGCTAATGTTTACAGGCGGCGAGCCTACGATTATAGATGAGTTTTATACTATCCTGGATAAATGTATTGATATAGGAAAACACAAAGACATAAGTCTTTTAATAACAACAAATGCTAGTAAAATTACAGATCAGTTTATTAAAAAAATAAACCAATTTGAAAATGTTCATATAACCTTAAGTATTGATGCTGTGGGTAAACCTGCAGAGTATATTAGATCTGGAACAATATGGCTAGATGTAGACGCTGGTATAAAACGAATTCTGCAAACTGAGCATAGTGTTATGTTTAATACTGTGCTTAGTGCTTATAGTGTTCCGTATTTAGAATCGTTGGTAGATTATATTATTGATAATGAACGAGATACTTACGGTGCTGATATGTATATATGCAATAGCCCACTACATTTACACCCGTGTATTTACGATCAAGATAAGAGAAATAATTTGATTTCTATTTTATCTCAGTGTATAATAAAGTTTAATAGTAGTAATCGGGTTGATGATTATTTAAATGCAATCACTACAATGACAGACTTAAAGACACAGTTGGCAGTTAAACAATTAGACTCTAGTAAATTTAATTTGTTTACTAGTACATTGGATAAAATAAGAGATGATCATAGGAATTGTTGGCCTAATAGGTTCTGGTAAAGGCACAGTAGGCGATATACTAATTAAACAAGGCTTTAAACACGAGAGTTTTGCTAATAGTTTAAAAGACGCCGCCTCAAGTGTTTTTAACTGGGATAGAGAACTGCTAGAAGGCATTACTCCTAAAAGCAGAGCATGGCGCGAAGGGGTCGATAAGTGGTGGAGCGAACGACTAGGTATACCTAATTTCTCACCAAGGGTTGCATTGCAACTACTGGGAACTGAAGTGTTTAGGAACCACTTCCATCAAGATATCTGGATACTAGGGTTAGAATCAAGAATTAAAGATTCGATAGACAACGTAGTTCTTACAGATGCTAGATTTCCAAATGAGATAGACATGGTACGTAGGCTAGGCGGTGTAATTGTGCGGGTTAAACGTGGCGATGACCCAGCGTGGTTTAATTTTGCTGCTACACAACCAGAGAACATGTTCCAAGTACACCCAGATATACATGCTAGTGAATATAGTTGGGTCGGAGTAACTCCAAACTATCTTATTACTAATGACGGAACTATGGAAGATTTAAATACAGTAGTTACAGATCTTCTTCAAGATCTCCTTGGGTCCAACCCGACCTAGATAATTCATAATTACAGTTAAGACAAATTGTTCTTAAATTTGCAACATTAACATTTTGTTGATTTCTATCAACTTGAAATACAACTAGTTGTCCGTCCATAGCAGGTTTAAATCCGCAATGTTCACAAGATAGTGTTTTCTTATATCCAGCTATTTCCCATCTTGTTTGTTGTCTAGTAGTAAGTTTTTTCTTAGCCTTAATACATTGATTGCATAACTTTCGATAGTAAATTTTATCGTTTAGATGATAATTTACGGCTGCTGGCTGTGTTTGGCACTGTGAACATACAGGTCTCATACTATTACTTATCAGCGTAAATCTAATGGTCCTTTAAAGGTTACCCAGTAAACAGGTGTTTTCTGTAACTATTGATAAATATATGATAACAAAACTCTGTATGAAGGATGAGCAAAAATATGGCATTAACCTCCCCCGGCGTAGAAGTTACAGTAATTGACGAAAGCAACTATGTTGCGAATGTTCCTGGAACAGTAGCATCAATTATCGTAGCAACCGCTCAAGATAAGACCAGTGGAACCGGTACAGGTACCGCCGCTGGAACAACTGCTGCAAATGCAGGAAGCACTTTCTTAATTGGTAGTCAAAGAGAATTGGTATCAACATTTGGTAATCCATTGTTTTACCAAACTGCTAGTGGCACTCCAATTAATGGTCACGAAATTAACGAATTTGGTTTAATGGCTGCTTACAGCCTGTTAGGTTCCAGCAACAGAGTATATGTTACTCGTGCTGATGTTGACCTAGCTGAGCTATCTTCAAGTACTAGCAGACCACTTGGTAATCCAGCTAATGGTGCTATTTGGTTAGACACTGGTACTGACACCCGCTGGGGAGTATTTGAATGGAGCTTAACTGCTGGAACATTTACAAATAAAATTCCAACAGTTATTACATCTACTACTGACTTAGATAGTGGAGTTCCAAAAGCGTCAATTGGTGCAATCGGAAGTTATGCTATTGTAGCAACAAACACAAGTAATCCTTTATACTACAAAAACCGTAGCAATGCATGGGTACTAGTTGGTAGTGCAGCTTGGCAAGTAAGTCATCCAACAACTTCTGGTACAGTAGCAAGTCCAGGCATGACAAACGGCAATACTATTAGTGTTAACGGAACAAACGTAGCTTTAGCTGGTAGTACAGCAGCACATCTTGCAGCAAGTATTAACGCTGCAAATATTACAGGTATTACAGCCGCAGCAGTTGATAACAAAATTGAAATTTATGCTACTAGTTTAGCAGTAGGTGTAGACAGTGTTGCAGACGGAAAGTTGGTTCTTTCAAATGGTGCAGGATCAATACTTACAGATGCTGGACTAACAGCTGGCACATTTGCTTGCCCACTAATACAACAGAGCGCACACTACACTGTTCCTGAGTTTAAATCAACAGACACAGTACCGCGTCCATCAGGAAGTACTTGGATTAAAACAACTTCAAGTAACCTAGGCGCACTTATTGATGTTGCTATTTATAACTCAACAACTGCACAATTTGAAGGAGTTAGTGTTCCACTTTATGAAAACGATCGCACTGCAAGCAAAAATCTTGACGCAACAGGCGGTAAAGCAATTGCTGCTGGATCTTATTACATGCAATTTGATGTTACTGAGAACGATACTGTAACTTACAAATTATTCCGTAGGTTTGCACTTGGTGCATTGGATGTTACTGGTACAGTAAATTCAGCAACGCCACTTACTGCCAGTGAAACATTTACTATCCAAGCTAGTGTTGCAAATAGCACTGCACTTTCAACCGCAGTAACCGTAGTAGTTAGTGGAACTGGAATTGCAAACATAGCTGCTGATATTACAGCCGCTAACGTAGCAAATGTAAGTGCTAGCGTAACTGCTTCAGGTTTCTTGCAGATTCAACATGCACAAGGTGGTACTATTGTACTTAAAGACACCAGTGGTACTCCA